CTGTTATGGCACCACCAACACCAGCTGCGAAATATTCACCACCGTCTGAGGTCTCCCAACGACCTGCAGCTTTACTATCCTGTTGGAGTCCCATGTTGTTAAAAATTTTTTTATATTCGGTACTGTCAACTAAGTTTCTTACTTTTCGACCGAACCTTTGTGAGAGTTCCGCATTGTGAGAAACCTGCATGATTTTTGCTTTGGGTCGGAGTCCCATTATCCAGGAAGGAAACAAGAAGGACGCAAACTCAGATTTAGTATGTCTTGGTGGCATATTGATTATGAGTCTCTTGATCTTGCCTTCAGCGACCTTAGTCAATTTATCAGCAATAATTTGATGGTGCCCCCACCTAGAAGGTTCATCTGCCTCTCTACAAATAAAATCTGGCCAAACCTGTTTAACAAAGAAAAGGAATTCTGTTCTGGCTTTCAGTATCTTTTTTGCATCTAGAAGTTGTTTTACCTTAATTAACTTCTCTTTTGGTAATAAATCTAAATCCATAAGTATTTTTTGCTCACTATTTCTGTTTATCTTTGCATTTATCTCTCTTGTCAAGTTACATTCGCAAAATCTGGGGGGTGTAGGGGTGTAAAAATTGGGTTTTGAGATTGCCGAACTAAAGAGATACTAGTTGAGATGGTGAACGCGTGGCCGATTAATCGGCCACGCATTAGTGATTAGTTAGGTCGCGTCATTGTAGTTGTGTCGCGAACAAGTCCGAATTTCTCGGCAAGATTACCCGCAAGGCTAGTCGCGAACTCTTTAATCTTATCGTCATTTTGATTTCTCAAAAAGAACTCAAAGATTTGTTGGTCAAGATAACCCGCAACAAGTTGCCAATCAATCGTGCTCTCTTTTTTATTCTTTAAGATATCCACGAACTGTTTTAACTCGGCAACAATCTGGTCATTACTTTTTTCACTTTGAGATATAATCTCATTCATTTTTACGATTGCTTTTGTCATAATGAATTATACCTCTTTGATTGAGTAAGTCCAGTTTGTTCTTACATTCTTTCTAGAGAATTTTCTAAACAATTCTGGATATTGTTTTTGAAAGTTTTTACTATCAAACATATTATACTCAGTCGTGTCTTTTGCGATTTGATAGAAAGTGCCTTTCTTAATTATACTCAAACCAACTAGATTTGAATTAACACTTTTGGTGCTATGTGCATCAAATAATAAAATCAATTCTGGTTTTATTATTCTATTCCAATCGCTAGTTAATTGAGATTTATTATCTAACAATTCACAACTATTTATAATTAGTTGTTCTTGTTTTCTTGAAAACACATTCGGTGCTTTCTTATTTGCTTTTGTCATATTACTACCTTTCATTTATTAGTTTATAACAATAAAGAATTTATATTATCCCATGAGCATATCAAGTCTTTTTTTTAACTTTTTTCATTTTTTATTTTAACCCCACAGATGAGCCATTAGCCCAACAACCCCCAACCACAGCGACAGGACACCCAACCCAGATAATTTCGCGGTACCGCGTGCGGACTCCTGAACTGCATTTATCTCCTTGTCTTCGCAAACTTTTCTGCGGGAATTGGGAAATGGGAAAACATCTACCAGCTCAGCTTCGCTGCGGACCGTGTACCAGCGTCTGTAATCTTTTCTTTCATCATCTGAACTCCTTTCTTCCAATGGGAAATGGGAAACCACCTGCTTCCTGAACGCTGCTGGTACGGCGGTACCCCGTAACTGCTTGATACATTTTCCTCCAGTTAGGTCTCGAGTGTTGGGATGGGAAATGGGATCTAGATGAATATCATCACTAGAACCAGGCCCACGGCCACCCGACCCCAGTCCGAGCGTAACATAAATAAACCGAACAATAAAATAAACCAATGCATGCATTCTACTCCTCCTCTTCTCTTTCTGCTAATATTCTATGAGCTGCCTGCTCACACGCCCACCAGGCCAGCAAATTTTTCAATTGAGTCATAGACCCGACGTCCTTAGCGCCATTGAATTGGGAAATGTGTTTTAGAATGCATTCATTGCCCATGTCATTGGCCTCTTGGTAGAGCTGATCCCAAATCTCCTTCTCATGTTCTTCATAGAATTTGACAGTGTCAACATAATAGATGAGCGACGGGATTAACCCGCCGCTGCACCCGTGCTCCGCTACTTCTTTAATACTGAACAGCTCAGCTTTCTCGCCTTCTATCAAAAATTTTTGTATACTCATACTTTAGCCACCTTCCATGTGATGCCATCGGCATCTGTTTTGTATTTGAACTTGTCGCCGAGCTTGTATTGGATTAAATTAAATGGCTCATTCTCTAGAATTCCAATGCCTTGTTTCTTATCACCTTTGAAGATTCTACACCACATCTTCTCATCACCTCTCTTGGCATCTTTAAACCAGACATACACCATACTTCTTCCCCATTTGGGGTTCTTCTCAAATTTTTTAATGCTGAAGTAGGCTTCTTTTCCATGCTCCTTACATGAAAATAATAAATTGCTGTTAGCCTCTTTCACATCATTGTGAGGGACTGTTTCTTGAATTGCTTTTTGTTTTGTCATCGTTTTCTCTCCTTTGTTATCTCCCATGAACATAAGATGATTCACTTCAAATGTCAATACCCTAAATAAAAAAATTTTTAGTATATCTATCTACCTGCTCCTGAAAATTTTCCCAGCTCGGTACCGCGTACCAGCTCCTGATCCAGAGTCCACGAACCACGAATCTTTCTGTCAAACGGGAAATGGGAAATGGGAGATGGGGTGTATAGGTTTCGCCATAAACACCGAGCGACTAGTCTTCTAACTACGGTGGGAAGCTTTTTCTCTACACCCCAAGATGAACTTAAAGTGGTAGCCCAACGGACAAACAGGAGCTAACAAGTTTGAGATGATTGAGCTACCATGACCACATATATATTATCCCACGCTGATGTCAAGCATTATTTTCATCAGCTTCTACGCTGCTGGGTCCGCATCCCTGATTATTTCTTCCTGCTTTTTTGAACGAAACGATAATGGGCGTTGGGAAATGGGAACTAAATGGTGAGCTCACCTGAGTCTCGGTACCAGCTGCAGAGAAGGGTCGGTGATCCGTAGTCAAAGAATGGTGGATTTGCAGTGGGAGTTGGGAGATGGGAACTAAACGCTGCTGGATCGCGGTCCCTGATGCAGCTCAGCGTCCACTATGGTTATTAACAATTGTTGATAGTCAACGGGAAACGGGAAAATGGCAAATGGGACGGGGGTCGACGGTGCATGGATCATGGCCGATGGCCACTGGTACAGTTTCAAAGCTCTCTCCTTGAGGGCCTTTTGCAAGATAAATACTCGTCCTCCCGCAAGTCCACGCCTGATAATCCACGCTTTTTGATATTTAGATAGCCCGAGCGCTGTACCCGAACTTACCTTTAACTCTAACCAAAAATCTACACCATTGAAACAGCCATTAACGTCTGGAACTCCTAGCCCTACGTCGGTTTCTATTCTTTGAAAATGTACGCTTGGCAACGCTTTTCTTATTTCTTGAAACAGTTTTGACTCTTGTTTTCTCATCGGTTTTATCTCCTAAATTTATGTTCTTTTGAATGTAAGGTAAGAACCATTTATTATCCCTAATTATCTGTGATAGGGTATTGGTTAAATTATTAACTACAAGCTCTTCGTCCTTCTCTACAGCCAAGCAATTACCCTCTGAATTTAAACCAGAATGATACACCGCAGCATGCATAACTTCATGCAATAGCGAGTTTGCCATAGATCTAGATGACTGTGTTTTATCTAATTCAATTGTATTTTTTACAGAATCGTACTCACCGAAACAATGATTGTCGTTATCATTAGAAGGTGAAACAATATTAATTTTAACATCTTCGTAATTAACTCTTATTTTCTTTTTTAGTGTTGACACTAACAGCTCCTACATTAGTTGATATAAGATGCGAGTTATGTACCTTATGAAATGCGTCCCAGAAGTCTTTTTCAGTCTTCCACCGAAGTATCTTCTTCGGCTTCAAGCTCAAGGATTTTGCTGTTTGGTATTTCATCACGTAACTCATTTATCTGTTTAATCAATTCGTCTTTTGACATTGCTGACAAGTCTTGAACTTTAATTTCTTTTTTGTCAACATACAAACCAACAGATTGTCCGAGCCTAAACTCAGCATTGATGGCAGCAGCTAGTTGTCCTTTGTCTTCTGCTTTTTTGGATAAATCGTCTAATCTTCTAAGATGTCTATAATGATCTTTATAGGTCTTAGCCGCTGAATCTCTTAACTTCTCAATGTAAGCAACCACATGAGGATACTTATCAGGATTAGTTAATAAACTACCTGTCTTCTCACAAATTTTATCAGCATAGCCTGCAGCTTTAGCAGCCTCTTTTTTGGTTACGTCTGGGTATCTTGAAACAAAGTATTCTGCAAATGTCCTTTGTTTCGGAGTCAAATGTTCTGCTCCTTTCAAACGTTTTTTTAATGCTCCAACAGTATTCATAATTTTCAAAACCTATATAGGTATAATAAACTAAAACTATACTATTACCACAAAAAAGGTCAGCTAACCAGTAGAGCTACTTACATAGTAAGCTGAAATTCAGTGTACTTTCAGGGTACTACACTGAAAGAATAAACGTTGGTATATAAGGATAATAGTCTATTTTCCTGGTTTCAGTGTACTATTGAGTATTTTTTGTGTTGTAGGTGTTCGTACCTTGTAGTACCTTATAAGAAAGCTGAAATTTAATAAATTGTTGTATTTTTGCCACAACTGTGGCGTGTATGCAACATGTCTATTTTAGAATCATTCTTAGAACCATTCTAAACTATATTATTTGCCGTCGTCCGTGATCCGTGGTAGAGTGTTATATGATACATAGTTTCTCCAATTGGTATCTATTGACATGGAGGTGTTCAATGAATAAAACTTAGCTGATTGCTCAACAATCAAGGCTCAGTGGTTTTGTTTTTTGTTTTTCAACTCCCTTTCTACCACTGGGCCTTTCAAATAATTTCTCACTTCACTAAATCTTTCTTTATTTTTCGCAATATGTTCACAAGCACCAATAAACTCTTGATCGGTGTAATCAAACTTCATTCTATTAACGAACCAACAACAAAACACCACGTTTCCTGCTTCATACGGCCTCGTAGAATCGAATCTATCAATAGATATGTTCGTCTCTGTAGGTCTACCAGACCCAAGCTCCCAGGTCATTGTAATGCCTGAATATGGACATTTGAGTCCAAACCGATCAAATTGTTTTCTAAATATTTTTAAAAAATCGAGTCGCGATATAGTAGACTTTTTACGACGTTTCTTTGGATTAACATTTCTTAAATTTTTAGTGAGGTAATCAATATATTCAAACGGACTACTGCTATGCTTTTTAATTCGTGCACTATTTAAACACGTTCGACACTCCGCCTGGAGCCGTCGTTTACCCGCTTTAAAATAAAATTCAGTAATGTTTTGACGT